GTGATGTTTCCCAGTCACGATCAATCAGAGGTAGGACGTGGACACCGGTGGTCTTCAGGGCTTGGTAGATGATCTGTTGGCAAAACGTGTCCAACAGCCTCAGACATTTCTTGATGAAGTCGAGCAACACCCACGCCGTGAATTTGATGGGCCTGTTTTGAAAACCGCCCGCATAGCACGCTAAGAAACATCACAGAAGGCTTGGCCGGTGTGTTAGGTGGTGATGATCCTAAAGCCTATCACTACGACAACGCTGAAAATTTGATGAATTTGGCTGCGTTTACACCAGGTATTGGCAATGCGCTTATGGCGATTGATACGGCTCAAGCAGTTAAAGACGGTAACAACCTAAAGGCTGGTCTGCTTGGAGTGGCACAGGTTATTCCGGCGGGCGTTGGTTTGGGTTTACGACATTTTGCAAAGAAAGCTGACAACGCCATAACGGCTCCAATCCAGGCTGAGCGTGATGCAGTGCATCATGCGCTAATCAAAAGTAGGATGGACGCGCGAAGGGCGCAGCTGAAAAGCGTGATGGACACGCAAAATCGCACACTTCAGTCGCCAGGAAAACTTAACCTAGGACATGGTAATATCAGCGATGCACCAAGCGGCGCAAAATTGTTTGACTACAAAATAACCCGAAATGGGGAAGACACCGGCCTAACAGCATCCGGATATGTCAAAGGTGATCGAGCTGAAATTGACTTCATAGGCAAAATGGATGGTGGGGCAAACAGCATTGGCATTGATGGCATCCGGCAAATTCGTGAAGCTTTTAGGCGAGATTTTCCGGGTGTTAAAGTATTTTCAGGTGAACGGCTGACTGGTGCACGACAAAATAGCAACAACATCACTCAAGAAGTTGTTATGCCCGGCTTGGCGGCTATGGCAATTCCAGCATCAGACGATCTTAGAACACAGCTTCAAAGTCTAACAGACGAATAAGAACCTTGGCTGCTTCGGCAGCAGACAGATTCCATATCCGAGGCAACCATAAAATGGCACGAGGTCTAACAAAGAAGCAGGAGGCTTTTGCCCAGCATTACGCAATCCAAGAGGATGCAACAGCCGCATATAAAGCGGCTGGATATAGCTGGAAAAACTCAAAATCAGAGGCGGTTAGAGTAAATGCACAGAAGTTGGTTGCACACACTACAGTTTCACTACGAATAGCTGAATTGAAGGAGCGGAAAGCCAAAAGGATAGAAAGGCAATTCGACATTTCCGTTGACCGAATTGCACAGGAGTTAGCAGCTATCGGCTTTGCCAATATGGATGACTACGTAAGTGTTGACGGTGATGGGGACAATGTCTCGCTCGATTTCTCTGATCTGACGCGCGTGCAATTTGCTGCGATCCAGGAAATTACTATTGAAGATATTGAGACAGGGAAAAGAACCGGCAAGCGCACTAAATTTAAACTAGCTGATAAGAGGGGGGCTCTTGTTGAGCTTGGGAAACATCTTGGCATGTTTGAGAAAGACAACAAGCAGCGCCAAAACAATATCAACATCATAAACGATGCAGCAGCAGACTTTGACTCTCGAATTACTGGCGTCCTTGCCAGAACGTCAGAGACAAGCGGTACTCGACGCCTTAACTAACGAAGAAAAGGCATTTCTTAGATATCGCTGGAGCTTTTGGGCTCGCAAAAACCAACTTGCCCCTGATGGTGATTGGCTAACTTGGCTCATTCTTGCAGGACGTGGCTTTGGCAAGACGAGAGCGGGCGCTGAGTGGGTCAGGGGAATGGTTTGCGGCAAGACACCTCTAGCTAAGGGCCGGGCGTCACGAGTGGCTCTTGTGGCTGAAACCGCAGCAGATGCACGCGATGTGATGGTTGAGGGTGAAAGTGGATTACTTGCAATCCACCAGCCAGATTTTCGTCCGGTTTATGAGCCGTCCAAGCGGCGCCTTACTTGGCCGAATGGTGCGGTAGCAACAATATTCAACGCGACTGAGCCGGATCAACTTCGTGGCCCACAAAATGACGCCGCCTGGTCAGATGAATTGGCTAAATGGCGTTATGCGCAACAAACGTGGGATAACTTACAGTTTGGTTTGAGGCTGGGAAAAAACCCTCAACAGGTCGTCACAACGACGCCGCGACCGATATCAACTTTAAAGCAGATCGTTTCTGATAAGACAACGAAGGTTACGAAGGGGTCCACATACGACAATAAAGCAAACCTTGCCGAAAGCTTCATTGAAAAAATGGAGACGCGGTATAGCGGTACGCGACTAGGCCGGCAAGAGCTTGATGCGGAGATCCTGGACGACAGCCCAGATGCTTTGTGGCGCCGGTCTGTTATTGACGAGCAGCGGGTTGTTCAAACTGAGTCAGGGCATACCAAGGGTGGCAAGTCGTTTTTACTTCCTGACTTCAAGCGCGTTGTTGTTGCAATCGACCCAGCGATCTCAACAGGCGGGACAGGTGACGAGGATGGTGGCGCAGAAACAGGGATTATCGTTGCTGCTCTAGGTGTAGATGGCCGCGGTTATATTCTTGATGACGTAACTTGTGCGCTTGGGCCGGATGGCTGGGCTAAGCAGGCTGTTGCAGCCTACGACATTTACGATGGCGACCGTATTGTCCCTGAGAAAAACCAGGGCGGCGATATGGTTATTTCTGTGTTGCGGACTGTGCGTCGGTCGCTTCCGATTGTCCCAGTGCACGCAAGCCGTGGCAAGGTTACGCGGGCTGAGCCGGTAGCAGCCCTGTACGAGCAGGGCCGTGTTTCACACGTTGGCAATTTTACAGACCTCGAAGACCAGATGGTTGTTTTTACGCCATTTGGGATTCAGGGTGGAACAACAGGTGACCGTGTTGATGCGCTTGTCTGGGCGCTGACCGACTTGTTTCCAAGCATTGTTTCTCACAAGCCACCCAAGGGTGAAATCAAGGGGCGCGAAGATCGCTGGGCACGCGCATTTAAAAAGCGTGAGCGCGAATCCTCTAAATGGAAAACACAATAAAATAAATGCAAGCTCTTATAGAAGAACAAGGTGCTCTGGAGCCGGAGGCCTACACGTCCTCTGTTGATCTAAGCACACTTGTGTCTTGGTTTGAGGATTCAGAAGAAAACACGCAGACAGAGCGTCAACAGGCAGAGCGCGACCGCGATTATTACGACAACAAGCAGTTGTCCGCAGCAGAACTTGCCGAGCTTAAACGCCGTGGCCAACCAGATATTATTATCAACCGCATCCAAACAAAGGTAAATTACCTACTTGGGTACGAGGCATCGCAGCGCCAAGACCCGCGAGGCTATCCACGCACACCACAGGATGAAGATAGTTCCGAGGCGGCGACGGACGCGCTGCGTTACGTTTCTCAAAAACAGCAACTTGACCAGGTGTTTTCGACAGCCTGGAGCAACATGCTGATTGAAGGGTTTGGTGGGGCTGAGTTGGCAGCGGTTCCCAAGGGCGAGGGTGACGCTGAAATTAAGGCCAATCAAGTCCATTGGGATCGAACGTTTTACGATAAGCATTCACGAGATCCCGATTTCAGCGATGCTCGTTATCTCGGCACAGTCATCTGGATGGATGAGCAGGACGCATTAACGCGTTGGAATACGCCAGAGCAGCGCAAGTTAATCGAAGTGTCAATGTCAGAGTCAGACACAAACTCTATGACATACGAAGATCGACCGCACTGGAAGCAATGGGTAACGGGCATACAGCGAAAAAGGGTTCGCATTGTTCAGATCTGGTTTCGCGAAGGCCTTCCTGGTCTACCAAACTATAAATGGTCATGGTGTATCTTCACCAAGGGCGGAAAGCTAGAGCAGGGTCAATCGCCGTACACAGACGAGGATGGAGAATCTCTTTGTCCGATGATTTTGCAATCGGCGTTTGTTGATCGTGAGAACAACAGATACGGACTTGTCCGCGCGTTGATTGGTCCACAAGATGAAATCAATAAACGTCGCTCCAAGGCTCTACACCTACTCAATGTTCGCCAGACAATAGGTGAAGACGGCGCCGTAGATGACGTCGACGAAATGAAGGACGAGTTAGCCAAGCCTGATGGGCACGTTGTCACAAACCCTGGCCTTAACTTCGAAGTTGTTCAGAACAGCGATCAGCTTTCCGGTCAACTGCAACTTTTGCAAGAGGCCAAAAACGAGATTGATTTACTCGGTCCTAACGCTGCCATGCAAGGCAAGGGTGAGCGGTCTGCATCGGGTCGCGCAATCATCGCAAACCAACAGGGCGGCCAGATTGAAATCGCGACCCTCGTCGACCGACATAAGCACTTTAAAGAGCGCGTTTATCGCTTGATCTGGGCTATGGTTCGCCAGTACTGGACGGCTCAGAAATGGGTTCGCGTTACAGATGACGACAAGAACACCAAATTTGTTGGCCTCAATCGGCCGGTGACATTAGCTGAGGACTTGATTGCTCAGGCAGTTTCCGCCGGTATGGAGGAGGCAGAAGTCAAACAACGCTTGAAGCAAGAAGTCCAAGCTAAACCTGAGCTTCGATTCCAACTCGAACAGATTGTACGGGTGGAGAATGTGCCAGCTGAGATGGACATGGATATTATCCTGGAAGAGGTTCCAGATTCCGCCAACATCCAGCAAGAGCAATTTGAAATTCTAGCCCGTCTTGCACAGGCTGGCGTTCAATTCCCACCAAAAGTCTACATTGAAGCGTCAGCACTTCGCGACAAGAGAAAGCTTCTTGAGACTCTGGAAGCAGCGCAACAGGACGCTCAACAAGATGAATCGGCACAAGCATTGGGTCGCGCTCAACTTGAGAAGCTGGCTGGAGAAATTGCAGACTTAAAAGCCGCCATCGCAAAGAAACATGCTGAAACAGCGCATATTGAGGCTCAAACCTCTAAAACGCTAATGGAAGCCGACGTTGTGGATGGCCAGCTTGGCTTAGTACAAGAGCCATCTGTATTCCCGGCTGGGCAGCCTCAAGATGTTGGTTTTGATGGCCTACAAGATTTTCCAACTGACGTTGTTTCGCAACCGACACCGGATCAAATTGTGCCGGTTGATGTTGATCCTCTCCAGGGGCTTGCCGACCGTCAGCCGCAGTTTCAAACACCATTCGGTGCTGATGAATTCGCCGGGCAAGTCCCGGTCGCACCAGACCAACAGTTTTAACACAGCGTAGCCGCCGCCGGGCTTTATCGGGCGCCCTTAAACAACACTTAGACACGTAACAACTTGCATCCCGCCGCCGGGGTTCGGGCGCTTTTTCTATTCCATTTTGTAACGATTTCCGCCGCCGGGATTGCGGGCGTTTACACCGTGCCGCCGACGATAACGGGCGCTATGAGGGCAGTTATGACAAGGAAATCACTCGAAGACATCTTTGATAATTCGGACGCAGACAACGCAGAGCAAAGTGCACCACAGCCCGATGACAATACGTCAGGGACACCTGAAAACCAGGACGCGCCGACCACTGTAGAAGAAGCTGAAGAACCGGGCGAACCTCCAGTACCGCAAGAGCCGGCTAAAGAGCCGGCAGAACAAGCGGAACCGGACCCAGGCGTGCCGCCGGCGCCAGTCGAAGAAATTCCATCGGGTCATGTTCCCCGTGCTGCCCTTGAGGACGAACGCCGGAAACGGCAGGAAGCAACAAAAGCTTCAGACGAACTCAAAGACCGGATTGCAGAGCTTGAGAAGAAACTGACGGCACCAGCGCCGCAGCCAACACCTCAAGCACCACAAGTTCAACCGCAACCAGAGCCTGTGCAACCTCCCGATCCATGGACAGATCCCGAGGGCGCGCTGGCCTTTGAGCGACAGAACAATAGTGCCCAGATCTTCGCGACAACCGTTGCGCTTGGTCAGGACATGATGAGAGCTGTCAAGCCGGACTACGATGAAGTTGAAGCTTTGTTTATCGATGAAGCTAAGCGTGATCCCCTTTTAACGCAGCAAATGATGCAGTCACGAAACCCTGCAAAGTTTGCCTATGAAAAAGGGCATCAAATCAAGCTTATGCAAGAGATTGGTTCTGATCCAACCTCCTACAAGGAAAAGATCAAAGCCGAGCTCATGGCTGAGATAGAGGCTGAGAACGCGGCCAACGCTGCACCAGAGCCAACACCACAGCCAACATCAATTCCTGCACAGCCCGCCGCTCCTCCCCCCCGATCGTGACTGGGAAAC